CCTGTTGATAGCTCTAATGTTTCAGCCCTTATCGCGGCACTACTAACAGCGCCATTCGTAAGAGTGCTTGTGTGTAGAGGATTGCCAAAAGTAAAAGTACCGGATTGACCTTTGAGACCAACAATAAACGCTTCAATTGATCGAGCCTCTGTATGAGTCCGTAATGGCAAGGATATCTCAGCTTCCCACCTTGCTCCCTGGTGAACGGCCACTTGAGTGTCTAAGGTAAACGGTGATGTTGAAACTGATGTGACTCTTTTGAGTCTCATTGACATATTTTTAATGCCAACTGAGGGAAAAGCTAAAGGCATTATGCGCCCCCCATTGCTTTAGAGAAGTTGCCACCGCGCAATCTAGCATCTGCAACGGCTCCTTTGGCTGCCTGTGCTATCTGAGGCATTAGCTGAACGATCTCTGCCCTTACAGTGGACTGTATGCCTGTGGTTACGTTGATAGTTTGATTGACGACTACACCGCCACCACCGCCTTTGGTGTGATCAATGACTGTTTCATTCGGGTGAAGGATTGCATTAAAGCCACCTTTACCATCGACACCGCCAGAGCGTGAACCCATCCCGGTGAAGCCGCCACCTGCAAATGAAGGGCTGTAACTGTTTGGAGCGCCTGAACCGCCACCGCCACCAGAAGGGAATGCGTTGGTGATTGCGCCAAAAATCGCTTGGGTAATGTAGTACTGAACCAACATCTCGATCAGGCTATCAATTACTGATTTAGCCATTATTTTAATAGCATCAGAGAACTTTTCCGCGCCAGTGATGGCATCGGTAAAGCCTTTCGTGAATGCACTCATTGCCTTGTTGGTTAGGCTTTTAACGCCCTCTTCCACGGTTGGCAATGTTTTCTTGAAATCTTCAAAGGTTAGCTTTAATGCTCCAACTGCTTTACCGTAAAAGTTTAACGATTCAACATCGTCTGGTTCGACTACAGTTGCAACAGCAGTCTTAACTTCTTCAACCTTTGCAATAAAAATATCAAACAACTGCAAAAATTCAGGACTAATTAAATTTCTTAAAAAACTAGGTTTAGAAGGATCATCAACCGCTTGATAATCGAGCATTTCTTTTTTAAGTTTTTGAACTTTTAATTGAATTTCGTTATAAGCCATCCCAGCTTCTTTAACTAAACGGCCATGTGCGCTTCTAAATGTAATTAAGCCGCCTGTGGCTTCGGTGATTGTGGTTAAAATACCCATATCTCCAGCACCAACTTTCATCACTGCCTCACCAGCTTCCTCCAACTGTGCTTCAAGATAACGCAGTTGACTTCGTGCTGCTCTTAAATCCCAATTATCAAACCATTCTTGTGCTTCTTCAAAGAAAGTGGCAGTGGCCTCAAGTATTTTATCAAGACCTGATACGGCAGCCTTTGTTGCGTTTAAAAATGATAGCGCAAGACTTTTTCCAAACGACTGAAATGTACCATCTGCTCCTTTTGCCTCTAAGATTAGTTCTTGTAGCCTCTCAACAACAAACTTTATAGCAGGGGCAAGTGCTGCTGAAAATTGATCCTTCACGCCCTTAATAATTCGACCTAGCTTAGTAATCTCATCATTAGTTTCTTCAACGCCTTTTGCCGCTTCTGAGGACAACAAGAATCCCAAAGCCTCTGCTTCGCCAAACATTTCTTTTAATGCTTCGCTACCTAGACCTAACGTGTTTACAAGCGCCACACCCTCAGAGTCAAACAATTTCATTGCTAAACGCACTTTATCAGCAGAGTACTTTTGCTTCGCAAACGCTTTAGACAGAGCCAGAACTTGCTCGTCAAGAGAAAGATTCATTAACGATCTAGCATCAATGTTCAATTCTTTCAAAGCGCCTTTGGCTTCACCAGTTCCCTTCGCAGCTTCCGCAAGTCTTCTAGTAAACCGTTGCATTGCCATATCAACAGTGGTCGTTGCAACACCACTCAACTCAGCCGCATAACGTAATTTGCCCAATGCTTCTGTGGTTGTGCCTATCTTGCTTGCTGTCTTAGCCAGTGAGTCAACTGAATTTAATGATGACCGAACAAGCAATCCAAACCCGGCCACACCAGCAACACCCACTAACGCTGTTCGCATACTAAAGAGTGATTTGGTTAAGCCACCCAATGCGCGGCCAACAGAGCCAAAACCTTTCTTGGTTTTATCAACCGCACTGATAATAATCTTGGTATTTTCAGCCATCTTTCTCACTCATTATTTGGTAATAGGCCATCCACTCGTTGAAGTGGGTGACGGACATTTGCTCTGCTTCTTCGATGCTCATATGCAAGCGATCAGCCAAGGACAATAGATTCATCCTAGATTGATCGCGAGTCAGTTTTTTATCTGATTCTCTACTGGCTCAATCTCTGCAAACATCTGATTAGCGATTTCTGAAATCACGGAAGTCTCCTCCCCCATCAGATCAATGCGATCTTCAGCAGAGGTAAAGAGCTTAGAGCCACCTTCATCCATAGACTTCATCACGATAAGGTCAATCATCGCGCCAATGGTGGTGTTTTCCAAAAACTTGGGGTGCTTTTTCTGTAGCTGATCTAAATCATAACAACTGATCGATCCGCAATAGAGTTTAAAAGGAACGCCCTTGTCATCAGCCCAAGCCTCGACCACTACCTCGCGCAGTGGGATTGAACGCCTTGACCGTAACTCTTTAGCCAGACCCATTAATGTGCTGCCTCAGTGATCGCGCCAGACGCTTGAATGCTAAAGCTGGCTTCAACCATGCCATCAAAAGAAGCAGTGATTGACTTGCTGGTTACAATGCCAGTGCCTGAGTATTTCTTAGAGCCTGTAGCTGTACCTGATGGGCTGATTTCAAAATCAACACTGGCACGAGAATCTAATACTAACTGCTGTGCATCAGCTTGATCCCAATAGCACTCTATTGAGACAGTGCTGCTGTCTAGCCCAGCCTTATAGCTTCGTGAAGTGTCGCCCATTGCTGAGTCTTCAATAGTGTCGGCAGACGTTTCAATCGTAAAAGAACGCACCTCGCCTACAACTACCTCAGTAACTCCTGCTAATTGAAGTTTTACAACTCCGCTTTGACCTGTGACTGTCGCCATGATAATTCCTCTTCTTTAAGTTGTGTTGCTTTTTGATATGCGAAAAAAAACCGCCAATAAAGGCGGTCTAATTCATAAGGGTTTTGGTTAGGTGGTGCCGCGAACATATTGATATTGAACGCGAACCGTTAAAATGACCCCACCGATGGGGTGTATAGAACCTTCGTCTATTTCGATTGAAGTGATCTGCGTATCAAGCGCAAAGCCACCTCTTGTTCTGTCTACATCAAGACCCTCTTCGATTGCCTCAATGATGTTATTTCGTGCCTCGTCGATTAGAGAGGACTTTACAAAGCACACCAGTTGATAGTTGATGGTTGCCATGCGTGTACCGATTGAGCCGCCTAGCGTTGAATCTTCACGATCCTCATCAGCAGTTCTCAGTAGTATTGCCGGATATTGCGCGTTGGATAACTCATCAAACTCAAAGGGCTGCCGGGTGATATAGGCAATCCGTATCGGGCTATGAACCGCCTCAAGGACAGTAATGATGTTTTCTGCAATGGATTCTCTTACGCTCATAGTGTTATAAACCTTGTAAATGCTTTACCTAATCGCTTTTTCTCAGCCCGGTTAAAGCCAAAGAAGGGTCTGGTCTTATCGTTCATTGCGGCTTTCTTTGCGTCTTTAGGATTACTGAAAAAGATCACTGCTTGCTTTGGATTAGCTTTAGTGATCATGGCTCCAAGCATATCGCCAGTTAAACTTAAGTTAGGCATTGTCGAGGTGTGACCACCACCGCCCTGATTAACTGGCTTGGTTTTCCAAATTGCATAACTTTTTTTATAAGGCTCAAACGCGCCTTTATAGCCATCACCCTTTTCAGTCCGATCCTCAATGATGCTTAGGCCAACCTGTGCTGTTTTTGACAGCGCCAATCTGCGCTTTGCCAGCAATTCCTTTCGCATCTTCTTTGGAATCTTTGAAACGTCTTTAGGCTGAAACCTTACCTTTACAGCCAATCCACTCATCGAACTAAACGACCATCGTTAATCGGGGTTTTCTCATCGTCATCAATCGTGCCG